ATCGACGGAGACGGGAAGCCGCCCATGTCGAGGGTCTTCTCCAGCTGCTCCAGGGTAAGATTGTGGACAGCGACGAGATCCCGCCGGTTCTCGACCGGACGGTCGACATTCAGAGAGAGGCTGCGGACCGAGGAGGCGTCTTCGGTCAGCTCGCGACCGGAGGAATCGACATCGAGGGAATACGAAACTTTTTCGTCATTTTCCTCATGAATCTTGACACCGGACTCTATTGCGTTTAAAATAAGTCTAAGGTTGTGAGGATTAGCGGAGAATTGTTGCACGAGATCAGTCTCGTCCAACGTCTTACCGTATTCTCCAACCTTTTTGATTATCAGGTCTGTAACATGAAGCCTTTGCCTTATTCCATTTCTTGCATGCACTCTATCGAGCCCTACCAGGCAATAGTACATACCCTTCTTCAGACGCCTTACGTATTCACTATCATTCGTGAAGTTTACGACAGCAGCGACCGCCAGCCCTGTCTTGCTCCCGGAATCATTATCGAATCTTCCGTTCACAATCATGCCATTCCGCAATACATGCGGTATCATGTTTATGCTTGCGAAAACCTCTTTCGGAGTGCTGTGTGAAAGCATCTTCTTTATGCCTTTGATCGTAAACTCAACATCTCCGGTGACCGCTCCATCCACGATCCCAAATCCGTTCTCTTCAGCATATTTGAGCAATGCTTCCGCGTTGTCGTTATAACTCCCAGGGACGGGCGCATTCATGAACTCAACATCGGCCACAGGCTCCATTTCTTTTACTGCCAGGATGTTTTCGTTCATCTGGTTGTTCGATATTTTTACGGGCTTTCCAAATGTCTTATTATGCGTCTCTGTGGGTTTAACGTTTAGCGCAAATGCCCTCTTCGCATCTGGGAACTTATCCTCAAAGGACGCCTTGACCTGCTTGGAGTATCCGTAATCGATGTCCACGCCCAGCTTCTCCAGCTCCTCGCGCAGAGGCGGAGAAACGACGTTCCAGGGAACCACGATACCTGTCCCGTCCAGAGTGTCCTTGTAGATCTGTGCGACCTCCGCATTGCTCAGCTCGCGCACCGGCTTCATCCATCTGGAAAGCATGACCTTCCGCTCGATGCCTTTCTTTTTCAGAGCGTTTGCGACAGAACCGGACTTCCACGAAAGCCAGCCGACAGGATCTTTCGCCTGGTCCGCATGGTAGCCGCTGGTCTCCTCACTGACCGGGACCTCGCACTCGACCACCACCAGATTCGGACGGTCGTATGCGCCGGCGAACTGGTCGTTGAATACCAGGTTCGAAGAATGCAGGTACGGATTGTAGGCAGCCCACGTTGTCCGGCTCTTGCCGCTTGTCGTATGGCCGCCGGCCTTCAGCGGGAACTTCCCGTCCTTGACCTTGCTCGGATCTTCCGTCGCCTGCTCCCAGACTCCCAGCATGCTTTTGTATCCCAGCTTGCCATTCTCCATGGCGTTCATGGGCGCGTAGTAGCCGTCCCCGATCTTCTGGAATGTGCGATAGGTTTTGACATGCTTCTGGTTCTCAAGAAAATCCAGCGTCTCCTGATCCGTGACCTTGACGGAATACGCCACATCGGAGCCTTCGTTCATGACGCGGCCGGCTTCTTCCGCGTCCTGCCCGCTGAGCTCGCGGGTCTGCTCCTCCAGCCCCAGCGCCTCCCGGATATCGTTCAGCAGCGTGCCCTGCTCGCCGGTCAGGTTCCTCTCCAGATCCTGCTCGGTCTCCTGCTGCTTTTCCAGGGCCTCCCGGACGATTTCCCCGATCTCCTCCGGGAATGTCATCGTAACGTCGCCCTGCGGCTGATAAGTGCGGCTGTGGCCTGCTTCCACGCCGTTATAGTCATAGGCGCGGAAATCTACAAGGAGCTTATAGTAATTCTGGTGCCCTGCAAACTGCGGGAACCGAGGCGTATAGTTGTGCTCCTCGCACCACTTCAGGTAGTTGTCCGCCGTCGTTTTAACGTCGTTCGTTTTTGCCAGATCCGCGTAGAAATCAAACTCCTTGCTGACCTTCTTGCCGGCAGCGTTCCTCGTGTTCTGGACATCTGTGTAGTCCTTGTACAGCCAGATGTTCCGTGCCTTCGCGACCTGCTGGTTCAGGCCGGACTTGTGGTACGGAATGATCATCGGGATGTTGTCATCGTCCAGCATCCGGAAGATGTGATTGTCGGAGACGCCCACGACGATGATGCCGCAGTTCTGGTTGTACCGCGGATCAGCCTGGATCTTCAGCGCCTCGTCGAAATCGAAGGACTCGTCCTCGAAGATGTACCTGGTGTACTTGCCGTTTTCGTCCTTCGCGAGACCGGCATTTTCCGCCATCTCGCTGAATTCCGGATCTGCGTCGATCGCCTTCCTGCCCTTGGATACCAGCTGGTTGTACCGCTTCCTCTGCTCTTCCGTCATCTCTGCGGCACGCGGGACCACAGACATGTTGATCTTCTGGCCGGTCATGCCGAACAGCCGGACATAGTCCAGCTCCTTGGTGTATGCGTGGGAAGGCAGCTTCCTCGCCGCCATATCCGCGAACATCTGCATGTAGTCGAAGAACATGTTCGCCACGAAATCGCTGAAGGACTGCACCCGGACGCCGCCGACCGCATAAGCTGCTTCTCTCGTGAAATCGTTTGCCTTGCCCCAGTCCTGCGAGCGCAGGATGTCGTTGCCGTAGGCCGTAAAGCCATGCGGCAGCTTCGGCTTGCCGGCGCCCCAGTGCGCGTTCACCAGACGGTACAGATCCTGATTCTGCTGACGCATCGCGTCGAGGCCTTCGCTGGCCACCAGATCGTTGTGGCTGAGGAAATGCCTGCTCTCCGGGCTGGTCCGCAGCAGGTAGGCCATCCGGACGAGCTCCGTGGGATTCTTTCCATCCGCGGACCGTCCGATCCCGGTCAGGTTCCCGTTCTCGTCCCGCTTCGCGTACTTGCCGATGATCCTGTCGAGCTCCTTGAAATTGATCTCGGAATCATCCAGATCCGAAAGGACCGCGCCTTCCGGATTGATCTCATACGACGCGAAGTTGAAGTAGCTCGCAGCCACGCCGGGCTTCAACATGGACCGCACCAGGTCATTCCAGCCGCGCTTGGTCTTCTTCCCGGTGTTCGCGGAATACACGCCGTCCGCAAAAGAGGACGACCACTTGCCGACGCGGTATCTCTTCGCATCTACGAAGCACAGGCCGCAGGCCACCTCGAAGCCGTGGTTCTTGATCAGCTGGTTGATCTTCGTGATGTCCGATTCAGTCAGCGTCGGAAGGTTCAGGCCGTAGCTGTCGATCAGCGTGTTCAGGACCGTATTCAGCGTGATCCTCTTCTTGCAGACCTGCGTGAAATCGATGTTCAGCGGATACTCGCCGTTGTTGACCACGACAGACTGGATCGGCCTGCCGTCGTTGTTCAGGATCTGCAGCATGGGAATGCCCTGCTCGTTACGCACGAGGCCGGTTTTGCTCCACCTTGCGAAGCTGGTCAGCTCCTTATCCGCGGCAAGCTCCTTCGCAAGATTGTAGCCCGTCTCAAGGCTGTCCAGGATGGCCTGCTGGTCTTCCGTTGTGAGGCCGCTGGTTTTCAGCCAGTTCTTCAGGTAGGCCTTGCCGCCCTGCTCGTATGTCTCGATCGAGAGGGCCTTCTTCCCAGTGTTGTCGACATCGAGAGAATATTCTGATTCTTCAGCGGAAGAGATGTTTTGATTGATATTCTGCTCGTTTTCTGAATTAAGCAGATATGCCGCATCCCTGTTCCGGATCGCGACATCCATCGCGTCAAGGATCTTCGTCCGGATCGCCTCTGCCTGCTCTTCCGCCATCTGGGCGGTCATTCTCTGTGCCTCGTTCAGGCGGCTGTTTCCGAGCATGCTTTTGAGCCCGTCCACGAGCTTGCTGATCCAGTCAGCGAGCTTCTGCAGGATGGTCTGCTTCTGGGACTGTGTTCTGTTGTTTCCGAGCCAGTCAGCGAACTGCCGGATGCCGTCGTCTGTGGTGAACAGGCCGCCGATCGCATCGTTGACGTACTCGTTCATCGCGCTGCGGAGGGCTGTCGCTCCCTGCTGCTCGATGTACGCCCGCTGATAATTCCGGCCGATCGCGGAGAGGCGCTCCTCGCCCATGGTGTCGATCGCATAATCCAGGATCGCGTCCTGGACGTCCTTCATCGCTTCAGGGTTCCATGCCTCCAGCATCTCGCCAAAGCCTTCATGGATCAGCGTGCCGAAGGCCCGTTTGCTCTTCGTGTTCAGGATGATCTCGCTGGCAGACCGCTGGAACGATCCGTTAATGCTGTCCCCGATATCATCCTTCAGGACGATGGTCGTGCCGGTCCGCTCCGCAAATGCCTCAAGGATAGGCATGTATGCGACCGTAGTCGTCTTGTTCGTCCGCAGATCCTTGACCTTAGCCTCACCCTTTCGGACGACGGTTCCTTTCGCCTTGCTGTCCATCTCGTCCAGATCCGCGCGGCCGGTCTCGTAGATTTTCTGCAGCGTAGCCTTCGGGATCAGTGACTGCATATACCGGTGAGACTTCAGCGTGTCGTCGAAGCTCTGTACGCCCAGAGCTCCTGCATCATGGAATGCATTGAACGCCCGTGTGTAGGATACGATCGGAGCGCCAGGGACATAGTTGTCCAGGAATGCCTGCGCCGCTCTCTCGGTCGTCTGCGTCAGTGCTTTGCTGACCAGGTTGTTTACTCCCGGATTCGTGTTCTCGTATTCAGACGCCTTGATGCTGACGCCGTCCTTCGTGATCGTCGCTCGGTCGCCGGTGCCCGTCAGAGAGATGCCCTTGAGATCCTCGCTGTTCCGGACGGCTTCCCTCGCTTTGGTCTCCTGAAGCTGCTGTACACCTTTGTTGTAATGCACCCTTGTGCGGTCATCCAGGCGGACCATGCTCTCCGGTACGCCCTGTGCACCTGCGACGAATGCGTCTCGGTCTGTCAGGCTGTTCTCCGCCATATCAAAGGCTGCCTGCGTCTCTCCTGCTACCAGGAGACGGCCCCTGTTCTGTCGGTAGGCAGCGTCTGCAAAGGTCTGTGTGCCTGCGTCAGTGCTCCGCTGCGCCTCGCGGTAGACGTCGACCAGCTCCTGCGCAGTCTTTGCCGCTCCCATCTTCTCGGTCATCTCGCGGCCGGTCATTTTCGACGGCTGCGTGTACTCCTCCGGAACGCTCTCGACCTCGTGGTACTCCGGCACCTCGATGCTCGGTTCGCCTTCCTGTGAGGCCATCTCCATGGTGTCGCGGACCAGCTGGTACAGCTGCCGTTTTTCCTTTGTGGTGACCTTCTCGCCGGCCTCTTTCTTTGCCGCGAGATTCTCCGCCAGGCTCTTCGCGTCCCGTGCTGCCTGCAGCGCATTCTTCTGCAGGTCGTTGCTCGTGTCATAATTGGACTCGTCTGTGTCCATCGCTTCCGCGATGCCGGCATAATCGTCCTGCTGCAGCATCTCCTGCGCGGCCCTGGTATCCCGGACGGTACCGATTGCGGAGCCGACAGAGCCCATGAAGCCGCCGGAGATAGTGCCGCCGAGAACTGCTTCCCCAAACTGAAGGGCCCAGTCCTTCGACGCCTGAATCTTTGCGTCCTTTTCGCTCATGCCCTGAGAGACATAATTCTGCACATTCTGATTGAACTCAGACTGATCGCCGTTGATGATGTTGTCCGCAATCAGGTTCAGGATCTCGCTCGCGCCTTCCTCAGAACCTTCGATGCCCGCCTGCATAAGAGTATCCACGATCGCGTTTCTGGCAGCCTTGGTGCCCTTTGATTTCGCGATATCCCAGAAGTGATCCAGGGAATAGATCTCGGTCAGCATTTCGAAGGAACCGGCTGCTGCAGCAGTAAGGACGGCGCTCCTTTTGTCGAGGCCGCGCTCCTGCGCTTCCTGCAGCGTAGAGGCGTAAGCATTCGCTCCGAAAGAAGGCAGTGTAACAAGGTTCGCAACAGTCTGCCCAAGCTCCCCGCCGATAGAACCGCCGACCAGGCCGCCGATAGCCATGGACATAGCTGATTCGCCGATAGACGTGCCGATCTGGTACCCTTTCGAGGCCAGATCCCACACGTCGAATCTGTTCGGATCGCCGTTCTCCGCGAGGCGATTCGCCACGCCTCCCTGGACCGCATTGGAGAAGTTTACGCCGCCGTACCAGTCACTGTTCGTGTTGATCGGAGCATACGGGTCTCTCGTGCCCCTCACGGTCTCTGCGAGTGCTCCGTATCCTCTGGCCGGGGAGGAAGCGATCGACAGGCCGGTATATGCTGCAGCATTGAATGCATCCCTGCCGGCATTGCCGGTGTGCAGGTCCGCGTTAATCCTCTCGGTCAGATCCTGCGTCTTGTTGTAATCATAGAGATACTGCGCATTGCCCAGGGCATCTTCCCAGTCTTTCTCTGTACCGCCGGTATTCTTCATCCAGCGCTTCTTCGCTTCTTCCGCTTCAGCGTCAGCTGCAGCCGCTTCCCGCGCGAGAGGATCGTTCAGGCCTGCGTACTGGCTGCCGGTCGTATTGGCCTTCGTGGCCGCCTCGTCCTTCTTCGTCAGGTAGGTCTCGATGAGGCTCTTGTCTGCATCGGAATACCTGCTCAGGTAATCGGAGGCATACTCCAGCTGCTCCTGCGGAGTGCGGGTCTTCGACGTTCCGGTCAGGGAGCGATAGATCTGTTCGTCATCTACTCCAGACGCGTTGAGCTGATCCTTCAGGCCAGCCCTTCTGTCCGCCAGAATAGAGGATGCACGCCCTCCGCGCATCCTTCCGCTGGTGTAGTCACCGGTCGTCGTATTCTGCAGCTGCCGCATGAGATCCTTCTGCTGATCTGTCTTCCGGGCATCCGCTTCTTCCGCTTCCTTCAGCCGCTGGTTCCACCGCTCGACGGTCATCGCCGTCGAAGGATCTGACTGGTAGGACAGCATGGACCGGTCCGCGTCTGCCTTATACCTCTTGTACGCGTCGTAGGCGTTCTCCGGCTGCTGGTACTGGTAGGACTGCTGCTGAGCGTTCTGTGCCTGCTCTGCAGCGTTCCTCTCCTGCTGAATCCGCTCGACCTCTCGCTGCCGGATCTGCTCGTATTCGCGCTGCTTCTCCTGCTCCATCTGGGCAAGGCGCTGCTGCCGGATTCTTTCTTCCTCTTCCGTTGTATGATCTCTCAGGTACTTTAAAGACATGTGTCTATCTCCTTATCACCAATACATGAGCGAGTTCGTGTTCAGGCCGCCTCCGCGATCCCAGCCGTTGTTCTTGTTGACCGAGGAGGTATTCTTCTTCTTTTTCTTGTCGTCAGCAGTGTTCCTCGCCCTCTGCGATCCGCTGCCTCCGCTGCTGCCGCCTCGACCGGAATCCGGACTCGTGGTCGTGGTGTCAGACCAGGACGACGTGCTGGAGGTGCTCCAGTTGGACGTATCCGTCCTGCTCTTCGAGGTCTGCTGCGAGTTCCGCTCGTTCCAGTACTCCTGGTTCCAGTAGTTCCGGTTCTGCGCAAACTGGTTGTAATCGAAATCCCGCTCGTTCTGGTACATGCCTGCGAGGAAGGTCCGGTTGTCCGCAAACTGGCCGTAATCGAAGTTCCGCTCGTCGTTGTAGTTCTTGTATGCAGCCTCCCGCTCCGTCGCAAACTGGTTGTAATCGAAGTCCCTGGTGTCGCGGTAGTAATCCATCGCGAAGGACCGCTCGGAATTCCAGCGGTTGTAATCGTTCTCCGCCAGCTGCGGGATCAGGTTGTTCAGCTGCTGCAGGTAGCTCTGGTACTGCTGCTGCCCCGCCGTCTGCGCCCAGGAGTTTCCGTAGCCTCCTGTCAGGGCTGCAGACTGCCCGACCGCTTCCTTCATCGCATTCCTGCCCTGCTGGGTGTAGATGTCCTTATAGGACTGGTAGACAGCGTCCCGGTTGAAATCATACCCGCCGTAGTTCATCTTGCTCTGTAGGTTCGCGTAAGCCTGCTTCACGGCGTCGGACTGCTGGTAGCCGTTCGCGTACTGCTGGTAGTTGTTGTACGCCTGCTTGACCGCGTCAGACTGCCTGTAGGACATGTTATCCTGCAGCTGGTTGTAGTAGGCGCTTACCTGATCAGACTGCTGGTACCCTTTGTTGTACCTTGCCAGGTTCCGCTTGGTTTCGTTGCTGACCTTCCCGGACGCGCCGGAGACGGTCGTCGTGGTGGAAGTGCCGCCGCTCTGCGACGTGGTAGAGCTCCCGCCCCTCGTCTGCGTATATGTTGTCGCCATGGATAGATCCTCCTTTTTTCTTCACGGCCGGTTTGTCTTATGGATATCGTACAAAATGGATTCTCGAAAATATAGGTCACCCTCTGACGCGAAAAGGACGCCCTTTCGGACGTCCTTCATAAACGTATTCGTTGATATTGTAAATGCTGGTGTTTATACTTCCATGTACAGCACATTCAGCCTTCCGCCGGCGTACAGCGTAGATCCGGAATTCTGCCATGCTGCCAGGGCGATCGTGTCGCCGCTTGTAACCGGATACACCGCCGCGACAAACACCATGCCGGTCGTGCTCTCCGGAGCCAGCGTCGTTGCAGATGCGACCTGCGTTCCGTCCACCTGGATCTCAGCGTGCCGGTTCTTGCTTGCGTTCGTCGTTATCTGTACGTGCCCCGTGATAAAGGCATAGCCGGTCAGAGGTGCCGTCGCTGTCAGGATATTCTTCGCTGTGGTCCCGGATGCCAACTGCACCCTTTCGGACGCCGTAGCATAAGACTTGGTCTGTTCGGAGAACTGCGTCGTTACGCCGCCTCCGCTCCCGGAAGGCACGGCCCACGATCCATCAGCCCTGAGGAACTTTGTCGTGCCGCCGGCCAGCTGAGGACACAGCCCAGACTGGCTCGTGCTGGCGCTCCGGACCGTCTTCTTCGTCGCCGTGATCACGCCGTTCGCATCCTGGCTGATCGTGTCGATAAAGGCCACATCCGTCGAAGATGCCGACGGCGATGACTTAGCGGTCTGCTTCGGCTTGTAATTGCTCGACAGATACGCCTTGATCTTATCCCACATGCGGCTAAGGCCTGCGTTATCCAGATATCCCATAGATCCTCCTTATACGATGATCGCGTCGATCTCGGCGTTTGTGATGGTCGTGATGTTTGCCTGGATGATATCGAAATCACTGCTCTGTGCGGCAGATCCTTTGTCAGAGTTGGCAAAGATCATATCGCCGACCTCGCAAAGCTGACCGAAGTATGTGCCGGCCGTCGAAACCACCCAGTACCATCCGGCTTTGTAAGCCGTGCCGGAGATGTCCGCCTCTGCCGTAGCTGCGCCCTTGTAGGTTGCCGCGCCGGTCTGGGCATTGGCGATCGCCGTGGTGACGAATGCCGTTGTCGCGATTTGCGTGGTATTGGTTCCTGCTGCTGCCGTGGGCGCCTTGGGCGTGCCCGAAAACGTCGGTCCCGCGAGGCGGGCAATCCCTGAGGGAATATCAGCGTCCACAAGTGCACGGAACGTCGGAGCGCCGGCCGCGCTGCTCGGAGCCGCCAGGACATAATTCTTCGTCTTTGACGCATACGGATTCTTCGTGTCACCGTATCCATCCGCAAGGGAAATCGTGGTATTTAGCGTGCCGGTCTGCGCAGTGCTCTGGCTGGACTGCACCGGGGAAGTCGCCTGGACGCGGACGGACGTGACTGTACCGGTGTTTGCCGTAGCTCCTGATGCAATACCGTCCAGTTTTGTCTTGTCAGCGGAAGACATGAAGCCGGGCGTCGAATAATCGGCCGTGTCGATGTCAAGCTCAAGCATTCCATGACCGTCGTCAATCGCTTGTCCCAAAAGCTGTGTGGTGGAGCCTTCGGTGTGTGTAACATAAAGCTCCTGCCAGTATCCGCCCGCAGTAAGGATTTTGTTCCAATCATCCGGAATCGGCGCAGGAACCAAGCCTGCCGCTCCAGCTGACTGTCCTGCCGGAGCAGTATAGACTCCATACGTTGTATCCGTAGCCGCAATAGTAACCTTGTCGTTTGTGGCATCCGGTGTCAGCGTCACGTTCGATCCTGCCGCAAGCGTCAGCGTGTCCCTGGTGGTATCCGCCTCAATGCTTGTCGAACCGACCTTCACGATGCCGAAGACATTCTGCAGGGACGGGATGGTGGGTTTGTTTTTAATGAATGCATCAGACGAGGAATCCGTAACGGACCAGTCGGACTGCACGTTCACCTCTGCGCCTGCAGCAATGCCTGACAGCTTAGTCTTTTCATCTGTCGTATAGTCATTTGTTGACAGACCTTTTCCAGTCACTTTTTCGACCTTGTTTCCCAGGGCAGTGTTGATCACCTTGTTCTGCACAGGATTCGTGCTCGTAGAGTTCAGGGCCGTATCGACCGTGACCGCTGCCGGAATGGTCGGCTTATTCTTGATAAACGCATCCGATGTGCTGTCTGTCACACTCCAGTCAGACTGCACATTTACTTCAGCTCCGGCTGCGATCCCGGCCAGCTTGTTCTTTTCCGTTGTGGTGTAGTCGTTCGTAGACAGGCCCTTCCCGGACACCTTGTCGACCTTGTTCGTGTCTGCCGGATGGACATGGTCCTCGCGCGCGTACTTGCTGGATGTGCCCATCGCGGCCGTGCCATCCATCTTTGGCGTCTGCGTCGGGGAGAAGTAGCTCTTGATCTGGCTCCAGAGATACACCAGTCCGTTTTCGTCTAAGTACTTTGCCATTGTTAGATTCTCCTTGCTTATGTCAAAATTTCTGCCATTTCCAGATTGGTGATCGCATTGATGTCGAAATCCGGCAGCCTCTTGTCACCGATCAGTGTTACGCCTTCAATTGCAGGCTTATTTATCAATAGCTCATAGTCGTTTGTCCCACTGCCGGAAGGCAGCTGAACGGACGAGGAACTCCCGTCCGATCCTCTGAGGGTAAGCGTTCCTTCAGATTCGTCCAGCGCATAGCTTACCGGCGTTCCTATTTCTTCCGAAAGCCTTTGTATCTTTCCGTCCGTCTCCTCCGCCAGTTTATCCTGGGCCTGGATGCGGAAGTTGATCTTGTCTGCGGTGTCGTGAATCCAGGTGTCAACGGTAGCTATATTGCGATTCACGTCCTTGCTGTTCAGGTCGGGCTTTTTGATCACAATATCGCTCATTCTTCGCTCCCTTCATCGAGCGTCCGGCTCATGGTATAGATCCGCATGTCGCCGTGTCCTTCGAACTTCAGGCGGAAATGATCACACCGCAGCGGATTGATCGAGAACGTCTGCGTGCGGATCGTGGAATCTCCGCGTATCACGCCGACCTCTACCCAGTCGCCGTCGTCGTAGGCAATGCTGATCACCATGCCGGAGCGCGTCGGCACATAAGCGCGGATGCTGATCCGGTCGACAAACTTGTGCCCAGGGTATTCGTATCCCAGCTCGCCGGTCACTGCATACCAGTCCACATAGTGTTCCGAAAGCTCCGGAAGCAGATACGCGACGTTGTCCTTGGAGCCGAAGCCGTAGACCTTCTGGTCACCGCAGCCAAACATCTGCCCGGATGTGCTGGAGGAAAACTGGTCGATCAGGGTGTCGTCCTCCCTGTGCCAGATGTTGTAGTCCATGTCGTAGACGAACAGCGACACCTCTCCGGATGCGTCCTGCATGCAGATGTAGTATTTGTTCAGGCAGGCGCCGGCAGCGGCCTTGTAGTAGACCTTGCCCTTGCCCAGGGCATTACTGATCGACACAGGCGTCGATCCGTCAAATACGCAGACGTCCGCGGCGGATTTGTATACCAGATACTCCCCGCAGATCGCGATGGACCTCGACGATCCGATCTGCACGCCCCGCGCATTGATCGTGACCAGCTGGTATTCCGCAGGGTACCTGCCGTAGATCTTGTAGATCACGTTCTCCTTGAAGAAGGTCGGGTAGCCCTGGTATTCGATGCAGCCGGTCCATACTCCGCCGTCGCCGATACTCACGCTGTAGGAATCCTGTGATGTCCCCTCGAATTTGTACCAGTTCCCGGGATCGCCCAGCGCAGACACATAGATCTCGTTGACCAGCTCGCCGTTGACCTCTCCGTAGTAGCAGCCCCATACCCTGTTCCCGGAGACGCAGGCGAAGTTCAGCTTCGGGATCTTCCGCTCCACGGTAAAGGACGGGATGTATCCCGTTCCGCCGCTGTCCCCGATAATGAAGCTGTACTTCACATCGTCCAGGATCGCGATGATCACGATATATCCGTATTCAACACCCTCGTCCGTCTCTTCGCCGATCTTCTGGATGATCGACCCGTCGTTGATATCCGCGAACGGGCTGTCCATGAAGACAGCGTCCCCGACGGAAAAATAGGAATCAAACGCAGCGTCCTGCACCCGGATCTTGATGTACGTCGTCGCCTTTGGCATCCAGGTCCCTGTGCCCGCATCGTAGATATACATTGCGTTCAGCGTCGGATCGAGCCACACGTCTCCGTCCACGAGATCCGTGGATGCTCCCCCCTCTGCAGGGTAGGCCGTGGGCTGATTCGCCGAGATGATCGGATCACGTGAATCGATGATGACCCCGTCGTCGTTCCGGATGTAATTCTTCGTCGGGTTTCCGTCTTCGTCGGAGAGGATGAATTCCACCAGCTTTCCGGATTCAGAGGACCGCAGTGACGCCCCCAGCGGACCGTACTCGTCGC